CCGGGGAGCAAACTAGCTCAGGATCGTCTCCTCTTAGAGGAATCCGTCCTTAGGTCTGAGGTTATGGTGGTGAAAGAGCCCGAAAACGAGCATATTGGAGTTCCGGTAGCAAATCCGGTTCTGAAGGAGATTTCCATGACAAAGAAGTACGATCTAGAACTGAGGTCTATCGGGCCTCAGCTGCTCATCTCTGATGTCGTATCATTCTTTGCTTGGGACTTTCTCAATGACAAGGACTCGAAAGCCCAGATCATTAAAGCAACCTTGAAATCACTGCGTCGCCGGCTAGCTATTTTATCACGTCCACAGCTTCAGTGGCACTGTTGTGAAGGGTTAGATCTATTGCTAGACGAATTTCTGGTTAGGTACGGAAGTACTTTCAAGCATATCCATCAGGACCAGGCTAAGCCTGATCCCAACTGGAAAATCCGTATAACCACGAAATCGAACCTCTTCACGGAGCTAGCACTCGGAAAGTTGAACAGCTTCCTAACATCCAGAACAAAGACACCTGAGTTCAATGTCTGGACGATGCCTGGATCTCTGCGCACCACGGCAGTCAAGAGAATGTTAACGTCTGCTTTGGAAACAGATGAGTTGTATAACATCTCGATTGACCAAGAAAAAGCTACCGATCACATTTATCAGAAGTGGGTGTCGTTCATCATCGACAGAATAGCACTTCATGTGTCCCCGATGGAACGGGTGTTTTTATTGAGCTTTAAAGATCGGTACGCGGTGCATTGCCACAATCCTTCCGGTGATTGCAGCACGCCTGTTCAGAGATCATGGTTTCGCGAAACAAGAGGAATAGCAATGGGACTACCATTGTCCTTCTCAATTTTGTCGATCCTCAGCTATGTAATTTCGGATTTTGAAGCTGGGATCTTGGACGAAGGAAGACCAGTTGTAACACCTGCATGCAAGATGGGAGATGACATACTGGTTCGTTGTTCGCGGTCTGACTACACTGTGCTCCTTTCTCGGTGCAAGGCTTTAGGTTTTGTCCTCAATGGGAAGAAAACATATGTTCACAAAACCAAAGGTCTATTCTGTGAGGAAATATTCGAAATAGACCCTATCGGGGGAGTTACCCAAAAACCGAAGTTTCCGATAGCCTTGACTGCCCCTAGCCAGGATTCCTGGATGATTAGTAAATGGCGAGACCTTCTCAGGCTCTACCAAAACACTAGGGACAAACACCGTCGTCTGCATCTGAAAAGCTATATCCAGTCCTCATCCGAATTCAAGACACTTCTTTACGAGAAGGTCCATCTAGGTCGTTTGTTCGGAATAAGAGTGCCCGGGTTGTATTCTAAGAACCAGAGAGAGGCCATGAACATCAAAGATGAACATCGTTTTAGAGGCCTACTCCTTGGGAAGAAGATGATTTCACGGGGCAATTTGGACGATCTGTTCGTCCAAACAACTGGAAAGCCCGTCTCCCTGAGAGCGCTGTCACAGATTAACTCACGGTTTATCCGAGGGGTTGTGAGCTCTATGAAGTACCAGGAAGACGAAGAAGTCGTAGATGCTATGCGGAACCCTACAGCTGATGTCCTAAAGCAGCTGAGAGTCCGGCAATCCGGAGATGTAATTCGTCTGGTGGAGCACGTGCATAAATATAGGCAAAGGAAGCAACCCGATTTAAGTAAATTTTCAGATTCGGGTCACGGACTTTTACTGAAGGAGGCTAAGAGAGAAGGTCGCCTTCTCGAAGCTAGAGAAATTCGATCCATGTTGGGAAAGAAGATCTATTCTAAAGCCTCCGACAATGTCCTGCTGTCTAATATTTTGCGACTTGTCAGTTCACACTCTATGGATTGTGGTGGAACAATCCATGTGAATGCTCTTCATACCACGTCGAATAAGTTCTTACGAACTTATAACGACGAGGATGAAGTATTCACATGGAGAGCCCCTCCGCTGCAATCCGACGAGTGACATGTC